GCACGTACTGGCGACGCTGCGCAATCCGCCGTATTTCGACTGGACGATGCACAGCGAGAAGGGCTCGTATCACGGGTTCTTCTGGTTCTACTTCATGAACGAGCACGTGCTGCGGTTCTTGAATCTGCGCTATCCTCGCGACTACAACACGGTGCCGCGGGCGTATTTCTGGCTATTTCACCTGCTGTGGTTTTTTCCGTGGAGCGCGTATTTTCCGGCAGCGGCGCGGCTGCAGTACCGGGGGGGCGACCGGGCATCGCGGGTACGGCTGTTGTGTTTGTGCTGGGCAGGATTCATCCTGACGTTCTTCACGTTTTCGACCACGCAGGAATACTATTCGATGCCGTGCTATCCGGCGCTCGCCTTGCTGTTAGGGTGCGCGATGGCGAGCGGGGACGGGTGGCTGAAGTGGGGGACGCGGGCAATCGGGGTGGTGACGGGGCTGGCACTGTCGGCGATTTGCGGGATTCTTTGGATGGTGCGGGGTCTGGCGGCGCCGGGGGACATCGCATCGGCGCTGAGCTCGAATCCGGATGTGTATACGCTATCGCTGGGGCACATGACGGACTTGACGCTGGCATCGTTCGCGTACTTGCGGGGGCCACTGATGGTGGCGGGGCTGGCGATGGCCATTGGGACGTGGGGCGCGTGGCGGCTGCGCGGCGCGGCGGCGCGAGCGGCGCTGGTGGCGATGATGGTGCTGTTCTTCCATGCGGCGCGGATGGCGCTGGTGGTATTCGACCCCTACATGTCGTCGCGGCCGCTGGCGGAAGCGCTGCTAGAGGGGCAGCCGGGTAAGTTGATTGTGGACGACCAGTATTACACTTTCAGTTCGGTTTTCTTCTACACTAACCGGCGCGCGTACCTGCTGAATGGGCGGGTGAACAATCTGGACTACGGATCGTACGCACCGGACGCGCCACGGGACGTGTTTATCGACGATGCGGAGTTCCAGCGGTTATGGAGCAGCGAGGCGCGGTATTACCTGGTGGTAGAAGCGCCAAAGGCGGAGCGACTAGAGGATTTATTGGGAAAAGCGTTGTTTCACGTGAAACAGTTCAGCGGCGGGAAATACCTATTCACCAATCATTGAGAATTATATTTACTCTGTTATCAATTAGATAAGAAATTCTCTCCCTCTAGTGAGAACTCCTCGGGTGTTATTGTCGAGTCAGGGAAGAGTTGTTCGGCTTCGCGAGGTTTCGCGAGGCCTTTTTTATTTGAGGAGCACGGAGATGGCCAAGACGAAACAAGAAGAGAAGGCTCCCAAATCCTGCGCGCGCTGTGAGCACTGGACGGAAGTAAGGAACCAGCTACGGGTAGCCAAGGTTTTGGAAAACGTCCTCACGAAGATGGAGGCAAAGTTAGGAACGGCGGAATTCAAGCCGACCCTGGCTGACTATTTTAAGTTAGTGCAATGGCAGAAGGAAAGCGGGGAAGAGTTGGTAAAGGAGATCAAGGTTACATGGGTCGAACCGGTCAAACCGAGAACCGCGACATAACTTACGACCCGCTACCCTCTCAGAGCAAGTTTCACGCGTTAGAGAACAGGTTCAAGGGTTTTTCCGGGCCGATCGGCAGTGGAAAGAGCCAGGCGTTGTGCCAGGAAGCGATCCGGTTGAGCTATATCAATCCGGGCCGCCTGGGGCTAATGGGAGCGCCGACTTACCCGATGCTACGGGACGCCACGCAGGCGGCGCTGATCGAGATTCTGGAAAGCAACGACATACCATACGAACATAACAAAGCCGAGAATGCGTTCGTGATGCAGGATACGGGGTCGAGGATCCTGTTCCGGCCGGTGGAAGAGTTCGAGCGGTTACGAGGGACGAACCTGGCATGGTTCGGGCTGGACGAGCTGACGTACACGCAGGAGGAATCGTGGCTGCGGCTGGAAGGGCGGTTGCGGGATCCGAAGGCGACGCGGCTGTGCGGGTTCGGGGTGTGGACGCCGAAGGGATTCGACTGGGTGTACCGCAAGTTCATATCGGACCCGGTGCAAGGGTATGCGGCGGTGCAGGCGCAACCATTCGAGAACCGGCACCTGCTGGATAAGATCGGGGATTTCTACGAGCGGTTGAGAGACAGCTACGACGAGAAGTTCTACCAGCAGGAGGTGCTGGGCTCGTATCTGAGCATGGACGGAGGCCGGGTGTACTCGGCATTCGACCGCAACGAGCACATACGGGAACTGGCGGTGAACCAGCGCGAGCCATTGTTATGGGCGTTGGATTTCAACGTGGATCCGATGAGCTCGTTGATCCTGCAGCGGGTGGGCGGGGTGGTGAAGGTTGTGGGGGAGATCGTGATCCGGCACAGCACGACGAGGCAGGCGTGCGAGCAGTTCCTGACACGCTTTCCGCGACACGATGCCGGGGTGACGATCTATGGGGACGCGTCGGGGAATCAGCAGCAGACGACGGGGTCGACGGATTACGACATGATCCGCGAGCATTTTGCGGCGCATTCGAACGTGACAGTGAGCTACCAGGTGCCGAAGGCAAATCCGAACGTGCGGGACCGAATCAACCTGACGAACCGGCAACTGAAATCGGCCTCGGGGAAGATCGGGTTACTGGTGGACCCACAGTGCAAGGAACTGATTAAGGACTTCGAACAGGTGTGCTTCAAAGAGGACAGCAATCTGATCGACAAAGACCGCGACCGGATGCGGACGCATCTGACGGATGCGTTGGGATACGTATTGTGGCAGGAGTGCCGAATGGCGCCGACGATTGGGGAGCGGAGCCAACCGATTCTCAGTAACTGATGCAGGTCCAATAGGCAGCTGGGGAAACGAACGTCGGCGAGAAGCCGCTTGAAAGGCGGCTTGCAGCCAGGATTGGCTGCCCCACGACGAGGCAAACGAGTGGAGGGTATGGAAAACATCAACCGAGAGCATCCGGACTACATCGCGCGGAAGGCGATGTGGAAGCAATACAACGATCTGTACGCGGGCGGGGAGCACATGCGGCTAAATGCGTGCGAGTACCTGGTGCGGCGTCAAAAGGAGCCGGGACAGGTGTACGAGGAGCGGCTGCGGCGAGTGTTCTACGAGAACTACGTGGGGTCGATCGTGGACTGGTACGCAGCGACGTTGATGCGGCGGGAACCGATGCTGCAGTTTGAGGGAAGCGACCCGGGAGCGAGGAGCTTTTACAACCTGCTTTCGGACGACTGCGACCTGAAGGGGACGAACCTGCACGAGTTTTTCCGGCAGCTCTTTGTGCAGGTGATGGTGTTTGGGAGCAGTTTCGTGGTGGTGGACTTCCCAAAGGCGGGGGGTGTGGCGCAAACGCGGGCGGAAGAGGACGCGAGCGGGAGATCGCGGGCGTACCTGACGGACTACGGGGCGGATGAAGTCATCAACTGGAACTACGACGAGACGGGCGGGCTGGACTGGGTGGTAATCCGGACGTCGAGCCTGCAGCAATCGAGAGTAACGGATGCGAAGTGGGAGAAAGAGACGCGGTGGATATACTACGACCGCGAAAACTATCAAGTGTTCCGCAAGGCGGGCGAGTCACAGGCGATCGAGCTGGTGGATGCAGGGCGGCACGGGCTAGCGGCGCAGCGCCGGGTGCCGGTATTCGAGATGAAAGTGTCGGATGGGTTGTGGCTGATGAATAAAGCCGCGCTGGTGCAATTGGAACACTTCAACAAGTCCAACGCGCTTTCCTGGGCGTTGACGATGGGACTGTTCGCGAGTCCGGTGATTTTTTCGGATAAGGAATGGAACCAGGTGATGGGCGAGAGCTACTTCATCCAACTGGGGAAAGACGACCGATTTGGGTGGACGGAGCCGGCAGGCACGGTTTATCAGATAGCGGCGGACAACCTGGTCCGGTTAAAGGACGAAATCTACCGTGTTTGCTATCTGATGAACCAGGCCGAGGAAGCGCGAGGCGGACTGCTACATGCGTCCGGAGTGAGCAAGCAGAGGGACTTCAGCGTGACGCAGGAGGTGTTGCGCGGGTACGGGGACATGGTGAAGGACGCGATGAAGTTGATACTGCGGGCGATTGCGGAGGCGCGGCAGGACGAGGTATCGATCGACGTTTCGGGGATGGACGAATTCGACATCGACGATTTCAGCAACGAACTGGACGACGCCAAGAAGCTGCTGGACCTGGGGATCGCATCGGAGACGCTGAAGAAGCAGGTATTCAAGAAGTTGGCGTTCAAGTACCTGTGCGATGCGCGGCAGGAGATCAAGAACCGGGTGGCGGACGAGATCGAGGCGGGGTAGGTAGGCCGAAAGAGGGATTCGATGCAGAGTAGGAGTCGATTCCCCGCAGAGACGCAGAGGCGCAGAGACCAGCGCAGAGAAGACACCTTGGGGATGGAAGGGGCGGCTTCGGCCGAGGCGGACGGAAGGTCAAGAACAAGGAAGTGCGACAGACGACAGAAGGCGATCGTCTGTCCCACATTCAGCAGGGGAATGGGAGGGATATGGAAGGCATCGACATACAGGCGATTGTACGGCAGGCGGTACAGGAGTTCGTGAACAACGAACAGGCGAAGACGGAGCCGGCGCACAAGGCAGAGTTGCAGGAGGAGCGGAAGCGCCGGGAGCAACTGGAGCGCCGGTTGAACGAACTGGTGGAAGAGAACAAACGCAGCCGCAAGATGGCGGCTGAAGCGGAGCGGGGCGCGACCGTGCGGGCCGAACTGCAGCGTTTGGGAGTAGCGAAGATCGATCTTGCATTCAGGGCGGTACAGGACGGGATCGTGCGGACCGAGGACGGGCGGCTGGTAGCCCGCGGCGAGGCCGGCGAAACGCCTTTGAAGGATTACCTGACCGCGTTTGTAAACGAGAATCCGGAGTTTCTCCCGGCGCGAATTGCCGGGGGCACGGGGATGACGGCGACCCTGAAAGCTCCGGCAGCGGGCCGGGAGACGGTGGACCTGGAGCGGATACGTCCGGGAATGAGCGCCGAGGAAATGCAGCGGGTACGAGAGGAAATCGTGCGCGTGGCGTCGCAAACCCTAAAGGGGATGTGAAGAGGCCCACGCGAGGGCGGGAAAGCCCGCGGCGTGGGTGTAGTGGAGAAACGAAAGATTTGGAGGGAGAGAACGAATGGCAGCTATTACTTCAAGTAACGTCGCGAATGCGATTGTCAAGCTAGTGGCGGTGGATGCATTGCCGGTACTAATCGGGAATCTCGTCATGGGAAACCTGGTAAATCGCGACTATGAGCCGGTGCTGGCGCAAGCCGGCGACACGGTAAACATTCCGATTCCGCCGACGATGGTGGCGAACAACATCGCGGAAGGTGGAACGGTACAGACGCAGAATCCGAGTCTGGGGAACGCACAGATCGTGCTGAACACGCACGCGGAAGCGACGTTCCAAATTCCGGATGTAACCAAGGTGCTGGCGGTGCCGGATCTGCTGAGGATCTACATGGAGCCGGCCGTGGCGGCGATCGCCCAGAAGATCGAAAGCGACCTACTGGGGCTGTACGCGGGCTTCACGGCGAACACCGCGGTGGGGACGGCAGGGACGCCGATCACGGAAGCCGTGATCGACGCGGCAGAGACGGCGATGTTTCTGTCGAAGGTGCCACCGAGCGATCAGAAGTACATGGTGGTGGACGCGGCGACGTATTCGGCGTGGCGGCAGATTCCCCGATTCAGCGAATTCCAAACGGCGGGCGACGCCGGATTGCGAGCGTTGATCAACGGAAACGTCGGGAAGATCAAGGACTTCTTTGTGTTCCGGTCGCAGTTCGTGCAGAAGACGGGCAGCACTCCGGTGACGACACACAACATGGCGTTCACGAAGGACGCCGTGGGCCTGGTAGTGCGGCGGCTGCCGCAGCCGCTGCCGGGGACGGGCGCCATCGCGGAGTATGCGGAACTGGGCAACTTCGGGATGCGCGTGGTGATGAGCTACCAGCCGAACACGCTGGCGCAACAGTTCACGGTAGACGTGTTGTACGGCTGCGCAGTGCTGCGGAACGCGTCGGGCGTGCAGGTGAACACCTAAGGAGACGGCGGCATCCCGCTCCTGAAGGGGGGCGGGATGCCGGTGCTGGTGGGAAGTCGTGGCGAGGGAAGCGGTCGGGTTGGACGCAGAGTGAAATGCCGCGGGCGGGCAGTGGCGGGATGGCAGAGTGACAAGAGTCCGAGCTGCGCTCGGATTGACAGGCTGAAGCCTGCCCCACCTAAGCAGTCCGAGCTTCGCTCCGAGGCGCCGGCTGGAAAGCCGTCCCCAGAGGGGACCCCAGCCAAGATTGGCTGCCCCACTGAGTTGAGCACATTTTCATCATGAGCGGCTAATGCCACAAGACCAAGAGAGAAAGGGGAGCAGATGGATTTGCAGATGTATTACCAGAAGATTCGCGAAACGGAATCGAAGATGACGGATGAGTTTCCGCTGGTGGTGAGCATGGATACGGCGGACGGGGGCAAGAGCGGGAGAAAGACGGAAGTGCCGCGCCGGCTGGCTGCCAAGTTGTTGGTGGAGGGGCAGGTCCGGCTGGCGTCGAAGGATGAGGTAAAAGCGCATCGGGAATGGGTGGCAGAGGCCCAACGATCGGCGGAACGGGCGGCGGTGGCGGCGAGGCTTCAGTTGACGGTGCTATCCACCACGGAGCTTGACCGGCTGAGGAGCGAGGCGCGGGGTTCCAAGGAGTAGGCGGCATACGATGGCACTGTTCACGGACGGCGCGGTTACGGGCATCGAAGATCTGCGGGGGCACGACACGCAGCTACTGAATGTGGCCACGGTCGAGGGCATCGACGTGACGCGGAAGCTGGCGTTGGCACATGAGGAACTCCGGATAGAAGTGGAGGGGCTGTTAGACCAGTTGAAGACGCCGATGGCGATCTATGAGGTGGCGGGACTGCTGGGGGGGCTAAATACGCCGCCGGCGATTCGGCAGGTAGTAATGACGCCGCCGCTCAAGCTGTGGCATATTTACCGAACGCTGGAAATGGTGTACGCGGACGCGTACAACAGTCAACTGAACGACCGGTATGCCGGGAAGCGCGACGAATACCACGAGATGGCGAAGTGGGCGCACAGCGAAGTAATCCGGGGCGGGCTGGGGATCGTCACGGACCCGATGGAGCAGGCGGCAACGCCAGCGGTGCTGCCCTCGGCGGGCGGACTGGCAGACGGCACGTATTATGTCGCCATCGCGTGGACCAACACGGCGGGCGAAGAGGGGGAGAGTTCGGTACCGGCGATGATCGAGGTTTCGGGCAGTTCCTTCGCGGTACGGACGACGGCGCCGCCGAAGGTCAGGGGATGGAACGTGTACTGCGGGACGAACCTGGCGACGATGACGATACAGAACTCGCCGACGCTAGGGCCGGGGCAGACGTGGGTGCAAGGGGACGCGTTGTCGACAACGGGACGGCGGGCGGGCAGCGGGCAGAAGCCGACATACCGGCTACCAGTGCCGCGGACGATACAGAGGGGCTGATGACAAGCAAAATCGGAAGCGCGGCAACGGGCAAGGTACTCGAGCGGATCACGGGACCGAGCGGCGTGAATGCCGGCCTGGGGGCGGTGACCCAGGGAGATCCGGAGCTGGCGAAGCTGGTGGACGTTTCCCAGGTACGCACGCAGAACGTGGCGGCGCAGATAGCGGAGCACGCGCTGAGCGTGAAGTATCCGGCGGTGGACGTGTACTGCGAGAAGATAGTCAACGATCTGCGGCAGAAGTTCCAGACATTCTCGGGGCAGGTACAGATGGCGATCGAGGTGCGGCAATCGCAAGACCGGTTGGAAGGGATTGGGGACAGCCTGGAACTTTACGTAGATGCGGCGATGCAGATGCTGGACGGAAGCCGGGGCGATTGGGGCGACGGGATGTACTACGGCGGCGGATACGAGGTGGCGTACGGCCCGGTGAAGCAGGGCGGGAAGAATTTCATACAGGTGGCAAAAGTCACTTTTCAGATTGGAGTAAACAGGAACTAGCATGTCTACATATATTTCCTCCAACGCGAATCGATTCTACACGGCGTTGGAAAGTGGGTACGGGAGTGTGGGATCGATCACGGCCGTGAGCCGGATTCCAGCGATCAAGCTGGGGGTCCAGCAGACGGTGGCAACAGGGACGCGGCGCGACAAGACGGGCAGCCGGACATTCGCGGGTGTGCCGGCCGGAGTGAGGCGGCGCACGGACTACACATTGCAGACGTACTTGACGAGTTGGGACAAGACGACGGCAGGGCCCGGGTACGGTCCGCTGTTCGAGGCGACGCTGGGCGGGAGTCCGGCAAAATTTGGAGGCGGGACGGTGGCGTCGAGCACGGCGGCGGGGCGACTGGGATTCGGCGCGGCGCACGGGCTGGCGGCGAGCCAGGCGGTGTGCTCCGGGGGCGAGATCCGGTTCGTGGCGGCGATTGTGGACGCGCAAACGATACAGTTGAATGCGCCGTTTCAGGTACTGCCGGCGGTGGGAGCGGCGATCACGGCGGCGGTGACGTACGTTCCGGCGACGGAGTTGAAGAGCGCGAGCATTTTCGATTACTGGAGTCCGGCGACGGCGGTGCAGCGGCTGCTCTGCGGAGCCGGGGTGGACCAGATGGATATCGTGGTGAATGGGGATTACCACGAGTTCCACTTCAAGGGCATTGCGAAGGACTTACTGGACAGCGCGAGCTTCGAGGCGGGCGCAGCGCAATTGCAGAGCTTTCCGGCGGAGCCGGCGGTGGCGGACTTCGACACTACGATAGTGCCTGGGAACATGGGGCAGGCGTGGTTGGGGACGGGGCCGTCACTGTTCTGCACGATCACGGCGGCGACGATCACGGTGAAGAACGCACTGGACACGCGAGATCGGGAATTCGGATTGAACGCGGAGTGTTCCGGGGTGCGAGCGATTTCAGGGGGACAGCGCACGGTGACGGCGGCGCTGGACCTGTACACGCGGGACGACGATGCCACGACGGAACTATACCAGGCGGCGCGGCAGCAATCGCCGATCAGCGTGATGTTCCAGCTGGGCGCCACCGAGGGGCAGTTGATGGGGGTGTTTCTGAAGAGCGTGGTACCGGAAGTGCCGGAGTTCGACGATTCGCAGAATCAACTGATGTGGCGATTCCGGGCATCGCGGGCACAGGGGACCGCGGACGATGAAATTTCCGTGGCATTCGGATAGGAAGGGTGTGGCGGAAGGGGTCGCCGGGGGCAGTTACGCCAGCGAAACGGTGGTGGCATCGCGGACGGTCCCTGGGGTGACGTTCAGGGTCGCGAAGATGTCCTTCGGGCGGCGGGTGGAATTGATGCGGCGGGTGCGGGAGCTGGCACGGAGGGTTGAGTTTCTGGCGGCCAGCGAAGAGGCAGGCGAGAAGATGGACGGGGCGCTGCTGCACGCGGAAATCGAACGGCTCTATCTGATGTGGGGCGTGAAGGCGGTCTCGGGGCTGACGGTGGATGGGAATAGCGCGGGCCCGGAACTATTGGCGGAGGCCGGTCCGGAGGAATTATTCCGGGAGGCATTGGCCGCGGTCCGCAGAGAGACCGGGTTGAACGAAGAAGAACGAAAAAACTCCTAGTCGCCTTCCATTTTCAGTTCTCCAACCAGGCCGGTTGGAAGTGCGACGCGTGCCGGAGGAGCGGTCTGGAGCGGCGCCGACGGTGCGGCTGGCTGAAGTTGCCACCGGACGGCAGAGCGGCGCCTGTGTGGGCGCGGAAGACGGTGGCAACGGAGAGCTGCCCGAAATCTTACATTACAGCGGAGAGCGAAGGGCTGGTGGAGGACTTCCTGGTGCGGCGACGGCTCGGGGGGATGAGCTTCGGGGAATTAAGCGCGCGGCAAGTGGAGGGATTCCTGATACTGGAGCAGGCGTTGGCGGGGGAATTGAGGAGGGAGGGCGACCATTCCGCGCAGAGACGCTGAGATAAAGAAGTCCTAGCTGCGCTCGGATTGACGGCTGAGCGAGGGCGCGAGCGCACCCGCGAGGCAAACCCTGGGACAGACAGCGAGGGCAAACCGGGTACAGCCAGCCAATTCCAAAGGCGGGAATTGGTGGCAGTCCCCGCTTTGCGGCGCGCACACTGAGGCTGGGGAGGCGGAAGCAGTCCGAGCTGCGCTCGGATGGACAGGCCAGGAGGCCTATTCTAAAAGGCTCCGGAAGAGGGAATGAAGATGGCGAGCACAACACAAGACGAGCTTTATCAGAGTTTTCTGAGGGTAGCGGGGCAACAAACGTCGGCCCTGGGGGATGCCACGGCGTTGCTGGCCGAGGCGATCGCGCAGGTGAGCGGACAACAGAGCGGAAGCCCGGCACAGGTGACGGGGCAACAGACGTCGGCCCTGGGGAACACCACCGAGTCGCTGGCCGATGTGATCGTGCAGGCCAGGGAACAGCAGAGCAGTAACCCGGCACCGATTCCGGCGGCGAACCAAACGCAGACCGGGGCGCAGACAGGGTCGAGCAGCGGCAGTAGCACGTCGGGAACGGTGGAAAAGACGATGCTGGAGGCCGAGGCGGGGCTGCCGCTACTGATCGCCGGGCTAGTGAGTGCGTTCGGCGGAGGGGGATCGTCGACACCCCCACCGCTGGTGAAATACGCGATGCCGGCGGCGGTGGATTTCCAGGCGGCGGAGAGCGAGGGGCAAGTGAGCGGTCTGGATTACGACCAGATGGGAACGCCGCGGAGCTACGCGGCAGCGGGGACAAGTGGGACGGCGAGTGGTACGGCGAATGGCGCGGCGGGCGGGATGGCAAGTGGGACGACTAGCGGGACGGCGAGTAGCGGGGCAAACGGCGGCGGGAGTGGGAGTGGCGGGGCGCCGCAGATCACTTTCAACGTGCAGGCGATGGATGCGCGCTCCTTTATGGACCGGAGCGGCGACATCGCGGCGGCAGTGCGTGACGCGATGCTCAATCTGAACTCGATCAACGATGTGGTGAACGACCTTTGATATGGCGACCTTCCCTAAATTGAAGACCGACGCGATCGCGCAGTATCCGATGGGGCGACGGGCGCAGTACCAGAATCAGACGGTGCGTTTCGTGGATGGCAGCGAACAACGGTACCGGGATTCGGGAGGGGCGCGCCTGCAGTGGGATATCCAGTTGAGCGAACTGGACGAGGGCGAACTGGCGGCGGTCGAGGAATTCTTCCTGGCCAGTCAGGGAGCGTTCGGCAGTTTCACCTTCACGGATCCGTGGGATGGGCAGGTGTACGACAACTGCAGCATGGCAACGGACGAACTGGCATTGGCGACGGTGGCGGAAATGCGCGGGAGCACGAAGCTCACCGTGGTACGGAACATTTGAAGGTCATGACAACATACCCACAACTCGGGAGCGGTGCGCTGAGCCAATTCCCGGTGCAGAAGAGCCGGCGGGCGCGAACGGTGGTGAATCAGGCGGCGGATGGCAGCACGATCAAGCTGGCGGATCCGGCAGCGAAGGTTACGGAATGGGTGCTGAGCTACGCGGATCTAAGCGATGACGAGGCGACGGCGTTGCTGGGGTTTTTCGCGGCGGTGGAAGGCACGCTGAACGGGTTCACGTTCCTGGATCCGGCAGGGAACCTGCTGGCATGGAGCGACCAACTCCAGCAAGCCGTCTGGCAAAAGGACCCGCTACTCAGCCTGACGCCCGGCGTCGCCGATCCACTGGGAGGCACCCTGGCGTGGCGGCTGAGCAACGGCGGGGCAGCGGAACAAGGGCTGGGCCAGACGCTGGCGGCACCGGGACAATACCAGTACTGCCTGAGCGCCTACGTGCGGGCGGCGACGGCGACGAGCGTAGGGTTGACGGCGGGCAGCCAGGCGGCGCAACGCGCAGTGACGAGCCAGTGGACGCGGATTGCCTGGACGTCCAGCGGAGACGCACAGGCCACGTCGGTGCGATTCGGGGTGGAGATCGGGGCGGCCCAGGCAGTGGAAGTGTATGGGCTACAGGTGGAGGCGCAATCGGCGGCATCGGGCTACAGGGCCAGCACGCTGGGCGGAGTCTACGAAGACGCGCACCTGAGCGACGATGTGCTGACGATTACGAGCACCGATGTGAATCGCCATTCCTGCACGGTGAAGATCATTCATGCAAACCATCTTTGAGCTCAAGGAGCAAGCGGTCACGGACACGCCGCTGCTGCTGTTCGACTGCGTACTCTCCGATGGACGAACGGAGCACTGGAGTACGCACGCAGTGTCGGTGGGGGGAGTCACCTACAGCGCGCGGCTACTGGGGCACAATGTGTTCGAGCTTCAGGCATCGTCCGGTCAAGGGATAGACGGTGTGCCGAAGATCTCGCTGGTGCTAGGGAACGCGGATTCCCACTTTTCGGAGATCGAACGGTCGACCGGGTGGAAGGGTGCGCGGTTGACGGCGGGCCTGGTGTTTTACGATTTGCGGAACGGTGTGCCGTTGACGGACCGATCGGCGATCTTCCAGGGGATCTGCAACCCGCCGGACGAGATTCTGGAAGGCACGTTTCGCATCACGGCGACCAATCGCATGAACCTGCAGAGGCTGTTGCTGCCGCAGGTGAGGATCCAACGACGGTGCCCGTGGGAGTTTCCGAGCGGCGACGCGCAGCGCACGGAGGCGGTGGATGGCGGCGCGAGCGGGAAGTACTCACGGTATTATCGCTGCGGCTACTCGCCGGGAGTGACGGGCGGAACCGGGACATTGAACGGCAGTGCGGTGTTTACCGGGTGCGGCTATACGCGGACGGACTGCCAGGCGCGGGGGATGATGCGCAATTTCGGGGGCATCGAGTTCGTGCCCGCGGAGATTTCGGTGAGGGCTTACGGCGCCAAGAGTTCAACGACTTCGGCGGTGTCGGTGAATGCAGCCCGGTACAACGACTTTGTGCCGATGGTTTACGGCACGGCATGGTACAACCCTCCGGTGGTATTCGGGCGCAACGACGGCAACCTGACGCGCATGGAAGTGCTGCTGGGGTTGGGCGAGATGCAAGGAGTGCTGACGGTTCTGGTCAACGATATCGAAATCCCCGCGGGAGTAAACGGGACCAACATGACGGGGACCGGCTGGTACAACGTACCGACGCTGGGCACGCGAACGGGCGCCTTCGACCTAAACTTCCTGGATGGCAGCGGGCAGCCGTCGGGAGATCCGTACGGCAGCATGGCGTACCTGTCGGTGGTGGTGCCGAACCGGATCAACAACGGAACGACTCTTCCCAAGGTGACGGTGCTGGTGCAGGGGCTGAAACTACCTGTATACGGAGCGGACGGGAGCTACGCGGGCGAGCAGTTCACGAGCAACACGGCATGGGTGCTGCTGGATATCCTGCGGCGGGCGGGGTGGAGCCTGACGGAAATCGACGTGACGAGCTTCGCAGCGGCGGCGGCATACTGCGATGAAGAGATTGGAGCGCTGGATCTTTATGGGAACGCGATTCAGCTGCCGCGATTCCAGTGCAACCTGGTGCTGGAAACACGCAGGGCGGCGGGCGACCTGGTGCGGGGAGTTCGCAACTCATCGAGACTGATGCTGACGTATGGAACGAACGGGGCGCTCGAATTGCGGGTAGAGAACTCCATGGCGCTAGAGACACCGGCGAAGCCAGCGTGGTCCAACAGCGAGGAACCCCTCGAGGGCGGGTGGCCCAGCTACGAGTTCGGCGATGGGAGCAACGGGATTTCGGGCTTGATACGGAAGCCGTCGGGCGAGCCGAGTTTTCGGCTCTATACGCGGGGCATCGCGGACACGCCCAACCTGTTCACGGTGGAATTTCAAGATTCACTGAACGAATACCAACAGGATAGTTTTTCGCTGGTGGACGCCGACGACGTGACGCGCAGCGGGCAGGAAGTGACGCAGACGGTGGCGGCGTTGGGGATCCCGAACTTCGACCAGGCGGCGCGGATATTGAAGCTGAATCTGGACCGCTCAGTGCGGGGCAACACCTACGTGGAGTTCGAGACGAGTGTGAAGTCGTTTGGGATCCGGCCGGGAGATTTGATCACCGTCACGTATCTCAAGGAGGGGCTAAGCCGGCAGGCATTTCGGGTGCAGAAGATTGCACCGGGGCCGAACCACCGTACCTCCACGATTACGGGGCAGATTCATGACGATTCGTGGTATGCCGATAGCAATGGACAAGTGACGTCGGCAAGTGGCGGCCGGCGCCAGGGCAGCGCCGGCATCGGCGTTCCGCGTCCGTTGCTCGGCACTGTTCTGGATGCTGAGGGCAACATCCAGTTCGGAGTCGCGGAATCGGCAACCACGGCGGGCGACGGCTCGGTGCAGACGAACCTTAGCGTGGGGTTCGTGGTGCCAGCCGTCGCCGAGGTGGCGGGGCCGGGAATCCCGCTAGTGAGCCTGGCGGCTACGCTGGGGACGGGTGGAACGCTGCCTGGCGGCCAGACGCTCTACTACTCGGTGTCCGGGGTGGATGGATCGGGGAATGAGAGTGTGCTCTCCTTCATTGTCCGGGCGGTCACATTGAGCGACGGGAG